CGATGTCGCCGCGCCAGGCGCGTGCGGCGCGTGCGGTACTGTCGCTCTCGGTGCGGCGGCTCGCCGACCGATCGGGCGTTTCAGACAGTTCTATCCGGCGCGTCGAGGAAGGACAGGCGAGTCTCGATTTGCGCGCACGCTTGCAAGGATACTACGAACGCGAGGGCGTGCGCTTCACATTTTCGGGAAATAGCCGTGGAATTATTTGGGATGAGACTTAGGGGCGGCGGCGGCGGCGGCTACGCCGCCTGGTCGGTCGTGACCAGTGATTCGATATACGCCAATAGTTCGGGCGTGCGGCGGAACCACTCTCCGCGGATGTGGAGATGGTCGAACTTCCGGTGCAGCCGGCGCTCAAAAATCGCGTCCTTTGTCGGGTGAATGGCGAGCGTCTGAATCTCGTAAGGTAAGGCGGTCTGCAAGTCGTTTATGCGCTGCCTGAACTTAAGCGAAATTCCGATCTTGACCGGGAAATCTGGGGCATCGGCAGTCACGAAATAGACGTAGTGATTTCGGCCGTTTTCCTCGATGTATTTGAACAGGAGGTTTTCGGCCTCCTCGCGCTCGCCGATCTTGCATCCCGTCCCGCGCTGAATGTTCGGCGTATCGAGGATAAACCAAAGATTTCGCTTGCGATTAAACCACAGGCGGGGGCCTTTCGATCTTCGGGACATTTCGTCGCTCCGCACATTATAATCGTCAATAGTTGACAATTTACTCGATTGTGCGCGAAAAGTCAACGGGGTAGCAATAAGCGTCAAAGATTGATGGCATTCTGTGGCGGTTCTGGTGGCGGTAGGTCGGTCGGGAAAACCTAAGCCCTTGATTTGATTGGTCGGAGTGGCAGGATTTGAACCTGCGACCCCCACGTCCCGAACGTGTTACCCCAGCGAGCAGACATAGCGATTACAGTGCCTTAGCGTGTACTGCGGTCGCGTGAGTTGCCTTCGCGTTCACGGTTATCTGTGGCGGTCCTGTGGCGCTTGCCGTCGCTCGCCAGCGCCGCGTGAACGCTCGCAAATTGGTTCGGCCGGAAATGACCATAGACCCGGATTAGCGTCTCGTAGGACATGGCTAGGAATTCGGCAGTCTCACCGGGATCCGCGCCGCGCTGCATTGCCCAAGAGGCGACCGTGTGCCGCCATGTGTGCGGCGTGACGTCCGGCTCCAACTCCGCCGCGGCGACCGCCGCCGCGTGACCCTTGGAAACGCGCGTGACGGGCTTGCCGCGCCACTCCACAGCGTAGCGTTGCCCGAGCCGCTGCCATCGCCGTAGGTGCGCCAAAAGCGGGTCAGGCACCCGAACTGTCTGCCGCCGCTTTTTGGTGTCCCGGTGCCCCTGCGGGCGCCCGTGGAAAACGCCCGTGGTCAAATCAATCCACGGCTTGCCGGCCGGACGCTTGGGTTCGATCGACGCGCCGCAGATGACCGCGGCTCGCGACCCCATGTACCGGGCGACTAGCATGAACTTGGCCACATGGCGCCAGGTGCGCCGCTGAAACGGGTTGTCGTCCTTGTGCCGCCACGCGGTCAGGATCAAGCGCGCGGCTTCCTCGCGCGATAGCCAGCGTTCGCGGGATGGCGGTTTCGCCGGAAGCACCACCGAGACGATCTTGTCGTGCAGCCCCTCTCGGCGGTGATAGTTGATCGCCGCGCGCAACTCCTCCAGTTCTCGCCGCGCACCGCCACCACGCTTTCGTGCGTATTCGCGGCACGTCTGCCCGGTTACCTCAGATAGCCTGCGGGCGTGCCAGAACGCCGCCAACCGCTTTATGCGGGCTGCGGTTTCGTCGGGGCGTGCGTGCTTGGGCGCGATGTCGCGGGCGTATATCGCGAGCACGTCGTCGACCAGGATAAAGGCGGGGTCGCGCTTGGTCGAAATAACGTGCGATGTGTGCTTGGAATCGATGTAGGCGGCTAGCGCCCTTTCGGCTTCTTTAGTTTCGCCAGCGCCGCATCCAGTTCCCTTTGCGCGCTGTCCGTCTCGGATGATCCAGGTCGCGAGATGTGTGACGGTGCCGGCCGCATCGTGACGGGCTGGTCTAAGCCAGAGTCGAGGCCCTTTGGCGCGACGCGACAAGATTCCACCATCTCCGCAACAGCCTCGGGCGTTGTCGCGTATGATCGACCCACCCGGTACACTGTCAACCTACCCTGCCGCGCCCGGCGGAGCAAGGTCTGAGAGGTGGCGCCGGGGATTTGGGCGGCGGCTTCGGACAGGGGGATGAGGGTCACGCCGCCACCTGTAACCGCCGGTTCGCGCCCTGCGCCGCCAAGATGCGTTCAAGTGCGATGGCGGCATATTCCTGGTTCAACTCGACGCCGACTGCGTTGCGACCAAGTTCGTTCGCCACAACGCCAGTGGTGCCCGCTCCGAAAAAGGGGTCAAGGACTGTGCCGCCCTTGGGGCAGCCGGCGAGAATGCACGGTCGAATCAGGTCGGGCGGGAACGTGGCGAAATGCGCGCCTTTGAACGGGCGAGTGGGTATCGACCACACGGAGCGAGGCTGGCGTCCGGCGGGATTGGCACCGCAAGTCGTTTCTTTACCGGTCGGCGTTGATCGCGCCACGGTATCTGTGCCGTTCGGGCCAGTACGAGTTGGAACACCTTTCCACCGTTTAAGCGTACTTTCGCTCAACGGTTCGCGAATTTGCTCCATGTCGTAATAGTACCGCGCCGATTTCGACAGCATGTAGAGCATTTCATGCGCTGGCGTGGTGCGATCGGTCACACTCACGGGCATCGGGTTCGGCTTGTGCCAAATGATTTCGTCGCGCAAATACCAGCCATCGGCTTGCAGTGCCAGCGCGACGCGGGCGGGGATCATCAGGCGGTCTTTGTTTTTAAGACCCGTCTGTTTTTTGGAGTGAATCGGCATCGTCGTACCAGCCGATCGCGATTGTTTAGGCCAGCGTTCCGGGTCACGAGCGCCACACCCTCCGCCGGCGTAACTATCCCCCAAGTTCAGCCACAGCGTTCCGTCTGGACGCAGCACTCGCTGCACCTCGCGAAACACCGCGACCATTTCCGCAACGTAGTCGTCGGGTGTCGGCTCTAAGCCGATCTGGCCAGCGCATCCGTAGTCGCGCAGTCCGAAATATGGCGGCGACGTCACGGCGCAATGAACGCTGTTCGACGCGATGCGCCGCAGCTCCGACCGTACGTCGCCGATGTAGAGGCGGACGGTCAACGATAGACCCAATGCGTGCAATAGAGGTGTTTGGTGGGCGGAACAGCAAAGAGCGCGAATCCTCCGTCCTCCCATATCTCCTCCGACACGCATCGCCCCTCCGGCGATGGATAGAGATAGGCCCAAGTCAAAACCACAGCGAGAACGCAGAGCGATACGGCGATCTTGATTTTGTCGCGCTTCATGGTCACCGCCGCACCATCCGAACCCGACCGATCGACCTACCCGAATCAACATGCCCGCAGTCCCGAAATGTGCAGCCGTCGCGCAGACCCCATTTCGCCGCCAGATCGGCCACCCGCCGCATCACCGGAACCGTCCGCCCCCATCCGCGTTGCGCGAAGTCGCACGCCTCGCCGCGGAAGTGCAGGCTGTGCGCAACGTGGCTCTTGGAATAGGAAAGGCAATGCACCGGCCCCCTGAAGCCGCGCGCCACGACGTCATTGATGAAGCCGACCATCTTCGGCGCTAGGTCACAGGCGATCGTGATGCGACCGGCGGCAGTCTCAGGGTGGCAGTAGCGGCTGTCCGCAATGTTGCCGTTGGCGTCGTGAGCGGCATGGTGGCGGGCGTGGTGCCGCTTGCTGACGACGGGTGCGGCGTGGCGCGACCAGTCTGAACAGCCGAACCGCCCGCACTCGATTGGGCTTGCATGCGCCGCGCTCATGGACAGGGCGATTACAGTCGCCAAGATCACGCCAACGACGACCAAGGCGCGCAAGACAACATCGTGGCGAATGCGATACGGGAAGATCATGCTGCCTCTCTAGGTCGGTACTTGTTGCGCAGTGCGACGATGTCGGGACGTTGGAGCCACTGTTCCCGAACGGGGGCGTTGAAGTTTCCGCGCGGACGGCGAGGCAGACCGGCGTCTCGGATGCGGGTGGAAATCGCCATCCCGCTTCGAAACAACGACGCGCCGATGTCGCTAAGTGCGTCGCCAGAATAGAAACGGAACAGCCATGTCGTGTCGGAACGGTCGTACAAAGCGAACTCACTGCTTGGGCATTGCTACTGGACGCATCCTACTCACCGACCGTGTATTGTCAACCCCCAAGCGCGGACAATTTGCTTCGCCTCGTCCAGCGAATAGGCCGTGGCCACACGCGCCCCGGCGGCGACTAGGCGGGGGTGCAGGTCCACTTGGGCGGGGGATAGCCGGCCCGTGGCGGTCTTGAATTCGAGGCAGTGGAGGGCGCCCCAAAGCAAATGCACGTCGGGGATGCCCGCCAGTATCCCCTCCTCTTTGAGCCGCTTGGCCTCGAACCCGTCGCGGGTGCCGCCGTTGGGCACCGACCAGCACACGACGCCGGGCAGGAGCGCCGGCGACAGGTTCTTGTGGCCGCGCGCCCATATAATAAATGCGCGCTGTAGATCGTGCTCTAGGGGCGCGCGGGCCATTACGGAATCACCAGCCGCCGCGCCTGGTCAACGTACCAAGCATAATCGACGTTGCTAAAATCGAAATCGGCCGCCACCGAACAGTCCGCCACCTTGAACCCGGACTCGATGGCCATTTCGCGAATGACGTATTTGCTTTTGTTCGCCGTGTGAATCCTTGCGTCCCATACGCCCGGTCCCACCTCCTGTGTCACGTCATGCCACAATTGGTCACTAATCCCGTTGCGGCGCTTCCAGTCCCCCACCCGCGCGCCCTTGACTGGCGGGCTGATTTTTTTCAGTTCGGCGCCGTTCACCGCCACGTAATAGCGCATGATCCTTTGCATTTCGCGCCCGCCCAACTTCAGCCGCGACGAGCGGTCCACCTTGGCGCGCAGCATGAAATCGAACGGGTCGCGGTGGCTGTAGATGAACCGCTCGATGTCGGTCCCGTTGACCATGTGGTCGACCGCCGCCTTGGTGGCGACGACGTTGGAAAAGTCCTTATGCCATGCCGGCGGGCTGGCGTTCGTGATGTCGTCGGGGAAGTTCTTGGGATACCAATACGCCCCTTTTAGCTTCAACTTGCCGTCGGTCGTTTCGGCGATGTAGTTGTTGACGTCGCGGATCCACATGCGCCGATAGCGCGCCTCCTCCAACTTCAACTTGGTGAGGGTTTCCCATTCCGACCGGACGCGCTCGGCAATCGGTGCCATCACGCGATGAATGCGATACGTGATGCCGTCCGTGTTGATCTGGATTATCTCCAGGCTCGGCACCATCAACAGCCGCTCCGCCAACATGCAGAGCATAAGTTGCCCGTTGATGGTAATTTGCATGGTGAAACGCGGGTCGTAGAACACCGAATATGCGTTGTTGCTATTGCCGTATGTGCCGTTCGCGGCGAGCTTGAACGCGGCGTTTTGCACGGTGCCCTTGGCGTACTTGCCGCGCTCCACTGGCAACTTCGCATATTCCTCGACGAACCGCGTTCCCAGGTGCTCGGGATAAAGCCCGTTCACGATGGCGATCGACGGGTACAGCGCCGCGACGTCAATGTCGCAGATAATGCGGTCGTCCTCGACGAACCGCTGCGCGCTGACGGATCCGTGAATTCCACCCGTGCCGAAGTGGAAATCGAGACCGCCGACCGTCGCCTTGACTCCCGTAAACACTCCCTTGGTCTGGATTGACTCGGTCAGTTCGTCCGCGGCGAGCGTCTGTCCGCGCATCCAGTTCAGAATGCGGTTGAACTCGGGGTGGTCGAACCGGATGTATGGGAAAATAATGTCGTTGAGCGGAATGGTGTCGCGGCGTGTCGTGCCGGCGTATTTATCAATACCGAGCCGCTGTTCGAGAATCTTGGAGCCGATCTTAGTGTCGTTCCAGTTCGGCACGTCGCCTTTCAGCGTATCCATAAGCCCGATACGGAACTTGATCGCGTCCATTGAAATGTGCGCGAACTTTTTGGTCTCCGCGACGTCGTGGCGATTATACGGAATGAGGTACTGGTCGATCTGCGCCCTGGTCAAAGGCTGGTCGAACGGCAGCGGCATTTCCATCACCGACTCGGAACGCATGCTGACCTGCAGCGCCTTGAGACTGGTGCTCTTGGCGCGGTTATCCATATGCCAGAGTTTGTATAGGTCGATAATCGGCAAGAACCGGTCGGACGGATAGACGCCGCCGAATCGGTTGTTCGAGCGAATGATGTCCATCGCGTAAGCATAGATGTCCTCAACGCTCACATACGGGTTCTGGTAAATGTAGTGCAACACCTCGTAGTCAAACGCCACGATATTGAAGCCGATTAGCGGCGTTTGGGTATCTTGCCAGTGGTAGAACCACGCGATGAGTTGCTGGCGATCATCACGACCCTGGTCCGAAATCTCGAACAGCATGTCGGTCGAATCGTAAAGGCCCTGTACGTTCAGGGTGAATACGTTGGGGAGAGTTTCAATATCGCCGACGAGGGCGCGTTCGAGTGAGAGGGTCATGCGGCCGGTATCTCCAGTACCGGAACGCCGACGGCTCGCGCCTGCCGTTTCATGTCCGCCGTTCCTGACCCGCCGGGAAAGGCAATCACCACATCCGGTTTGCCCTCAGCGAGCATGCGCGCGTTGCGCTGACCACCCGCCGCCGCGTTGTATTTTCGACCGTCTCGACGGGTGCGAATGATGCAGGGAAAAACGGCGAAGTTCTCCCACTCTGCGGGAAACGGGATCGGCGCGATTCCGCGAGCCTCTGCCCATTCGCCAGCGAGTGAATCTGCACCGAACGCTGCGCCGTGAATGACCACGGAAAACGGTCGCTGCGCGTGGTAATGGTCAAGCACCAACCAAACGCGATCTCGGTCAAAGAAATCCCGACCACCGCAGACGAGGACGCGCACTACCGCATCGTCCCGCGTGCCGCCGCCACGACCATCGCCACAGCGAGGCCGGCACATAGCAAACCGATCCAGCCGAGCGGCGTGCAGAAAATCATAATCAGCGCGATTGCCACGTAAGCCTCCCATGAAAAACCCCGACCGGCGTGAACCGGCCGGGGCCACCATCCCTGCCGCAAGATCAGGCCACGCCTGCGTGGCGAGGAACAAGAACGCGGTTCGAGATAGTTGTTGCGTTACCGCGGCGGGAACGGCGGCAGGGCGGGAGCCTGCGGCGGCATCGGAGGCGCGGCTGCGTACTGCGTCGGCGGCGCCGGGGGCGCATACTGCTGCGGAGCCGGTGCGGCGGGAGCGGCGGGCGGTGCCGCGTACTGTTGCGGCTGTGGCTGCGGCGGAACTTGCGACGGGTGCGTCGCGCGCTCCAGATGCGGGGGGCCACCGTTCTGCCCCGGAACCTGAACCGTGGTCGTGTACGGCTGCGGCACCGGAGCGGCGGTCGCCACGGCACCGAACATCTGCGTCGCGGACTTCGTACCAGACGAGCCGATCAATTCTCCCTGGCGAGTGTAGAGCACCCCGTCGTAGGAGTAGTTCACGCCGAAGGTTTTGTTCGAGAACGTGTACGCGCTGAGATAGACGTACCCGTAATCGCCGGACTTATAGAGTTGCGTGCCCATCACGACGCGCGCCGGGATTTCCTCGGCGACGCCGTTGCGCAGCATGCAGACCTTCGGTCCCGGCTCCAAATTGTTCGCGACCTCGATGACCCAATGGCCAGCGCGCCATTTGTTCTTTTCGGCGATCTGCTCCGGTGTCAGTGGGACCACGCCCGGCTTCGGCTTCTGCGTGTGGGGAATGTCGCCGTCCTGAATCGGCCACTTGCCGCCCTGCGGGAACGACTGCCACGCCTTCGTGGCGGCTTCCATGCAGTGCGCGGCGAGCGCCGCGTAATTCGGGCACTGAGCCGCGTCGCGGTTCAGTTTCGGCACGAGCACGACCGCGTCGTGACGCGGCTTGTCGAGCAGGTCGCCGCCGGCCGACTTGGTACGCTTTTCGTGATGGAAGGGGAATGCGATGCGGCATTCGACGGGAGCGCCCGAACCGTCGGCGTTCATGCCGAGAAGGCGGGACTCACTGCGCTGCGACTTGTGCTTTTCCTGTGACATGACTACTTTCCTTTGCTGTAACGTCTACACCAGATTGCGCCACTATACACCATTCCACCGCACTGTCAACGGCCCGTCACAGCAGCGAGCGAATGGACGTTCCTGTGCGAGTCCAAAAAGATGCGCATCTGCCGCGGCACCTCGGCGAAATTGGTGAACCCGACTGAAAAGACCTCCGTCCCCCACCGCTTCATCCGCGTGGTCAAGGTGCCTTCCAGCGACTTTTCCAGGTCGCGCAGACCGCCCGGCTCGGTCAGGTCTTTCAAATCTTTTTCGCGGATCCGCTGCGCCAGGTGTGTCATGGAAAGGCCGGCGGTGCTTTCGACGAAGTCCTGCACATTGCAGCCGTGCGCCACGACGTCGACCACCCGGAACCCGATGTTCACCGAGAAACAAACGAGCTTTTCGTCCTTGGTGATGACCGATTGCACCGGCAGGTCGATCACGTCGTCGCACATATCGTAGACGTCGAACGAATGCAGCAACCAGATTTTCCAGTGCGGGCCGGGGCGCATCGCCTTGGGGTTCCGCCCGAGCGTCCAGCGTATCCCCTCCTGATAGCTTTTCACCATCACGAATGGGAAAAGCGACATCAGGTTTTGGAGAATCAGTTCGACAATGGTGCCGTGCATGGGGCGGCACGATACGCCTGTTATGGTGTATTGTCAACCAACGCCGCCAAAGCAGCGTCCGCACCCGCCCTGAAACATTCGCGACACTTCTCCGCGTCCTCGCCTTCCTGGTCCCACCCGTCGTCGTCCATGTGACCCGGCTCGATCTCGTTGGCCTTTTTCTGCATCGCCTCGTAAATGGCGCGGGCTAGTGTGTTGCGGTCAACACGCGCAAGCCTGTCTAGATGGGCGTGCGCCTCATCGACTGTCATACCGGCAGCGTGACACGCAACCAGATCGGCGTCTGCATATTTGGTCATTTCCCCGTCACTCCCGCGAACATCTCCGACGCCGACTTGGTCCGCCACTCCGCGCGCTTGTCCGACGCAAATGCCAGCGCGGGGCCACCGTCCGGCCGCTCGGTCAGCGCCGCCACGTCGAGGCCCAACTTCTCCACACTCGCCGGCGTCGGCACGTCGAGCGCATCGGGGCCGAACTTTTCCAGGATCAGGCGCCGCGCCTCCGCTTCATTCTTCCACGCGCGGTGCTTCATCGTTTGCACCAGTTTAAGACCGGGCGCGGCCTTGCCGGCCATCGCGTCCTTGGTCCAAGCTTTCGACGCGCCCTTAAACCAATCTTCGATCGGCTTTTGCAACGTCAAGAACGTGGCCCGCGTGGCGGCCGGCACTTCGTCCGGTGTGTGCTGCATGGCGACGCCAAGGTGCGCCAGCAAGTCGCGCGTCGGCTCGCATCGCCCGAACAAGGGGCAATAGCGGCAGTGTTCGCCGGGTCGGAATTCATAAGGCCCGTTTGGAATCGCCGCCACGCGCTGTATCCAAGCGTAGAGCGCGTCGATGCTTTCGACATCCTGCTTTACGCGCGGCCCTGGACGAAAATCATTCGGTTGAACGCAGGCGTACCGGACCCATTTCGCAGGCAAACCCGGCTCGTCGAGCGGCCAGATTGCACCCGCCGCGTAGATGCGAAACTGCGCGCTCATAGCGTCCACGCCGATGAACCCGTCTTTGTAGTCGGGAACAGTGAGGGTCGCGGACTCCTCGTGCCAGTGGCGAACGTCTGGCGTGCCGTGAATGTGCTTGGTCAGGTGAACGCGCTTCTCAACCCATATGCGCCCCGGTGGCAAGCCGCGCACATACGCGATCATCAGCGCCACGCCGTAGGCGGACGGGTGATCCGGGTCCACGGGCTCAATCGGCATCGTGGCGGGGTCAACGAATTCGCCGTTCAATGCGCCAAAGCAACGCTCGATTTCCTCGTGCGCGGCGGTGCCTTTTTGTGCCGCTTCGCCGGATTCCTGTTCGGGTAGTTGGGCAATGGCCAAGGGTGCGGCGGTGCATCCGCCCTCCTCGGCCCAACGGTCGCCCATGCTCGGCGCCCAAATTGCATGACTTCGTTCGGCGTGTGTCATGCAAACTCCATTTCCCTCAACACCGACGCAACGACCCGGCACCCCAACGCATTCTCCAAAAAGTTCTGCAGGTCCAAATGCGGCTCGCGGTCCAGATCGTCCAAGATCGCCTGCGCAATCTCGACCGTGGCGTCGTGCCAACGCCCGTTGGGGTCGAGGCAAAGGATACGGCGGATGTCCTTGGGTTCGGAGCGGACGGCGCGAACGGTCGCGGCCTTGGTGCAGTCGTGTAGGGTCCGCTCGGGGAAATAGACGCCGCCGTGGTGCGAGACTTCGATGAGGTAGAGCATCACTGCACCTCGCACCGAAATGATCCGGCTGGCTCGGGCAGTTCGTGGAAAGCGTGACCGCCTTGCGATGACGTAACGCGCGCCCATCCGTCGCGGCATAACTGACATTGCGCCTTTTGCTGCTCGGTCGGCGGCTTCGCAGTGTACGTTGGCATTGCGCCTCTCCTCTAGTGCTACGGGCCGCCCCACCGAGGCGACCCGCTTACACTACACCCTACACGCGCACTGTCAACTACGAAACGCCGAGCGCCTTGGCCACGCCGCCGCACTGCGCGTCGGTCGTGTATTGCAGGACGCCCATCGCCTCGTCCCAACTGACGTTTGGGATGACCAGGCCGATGCCCGGCGACGCGAGCCAGTCGAGGTACTGTTTCTTGGTCGCATCGTCACCGGCCTGCGCCTCGATATGCGCGCGAATCTTGGGGCCGAGTGTGATGGACGGCGCCGGCGGCGGGGCAACAGGGGCAGGCACAGCCGCCGCCCCGTCACGCTTCAGGAACGGCGGGATCGAGCCATCGTCGACAGCGGGCGCCGTGACCAGTGGCGGGACCGGGGGCACAGGCGGCGTCGGGGCGGCAGTCGGAATCGGAGCCGGCGGCGGAGCCGTGGCAGTTTCCGGGGCGGGCTGGTTCTTGGCCGGACGGTCGCGTTTCTTTGCGGTCGTGGGGGCCTCGGCGGCGGGCGCAGCCGGCGGCGCCGTGGTATTGTCCGCGGCGGGGGTTGATTCGGCGTCTTCTGAACCGATCTGGCGACGGGCTTCGACCATTTCCTCGCTGTTGAGGATGTCCATACCCTCCTTAACGGTGTCGACCTCGTATGTAATATCTACGGATTTTGGGTTGACAGTGAAAACGAACGGCATATTATCCGCGCTCCTGAAGGTTGAGAATTCGGTGTGCAAAACAATACACCTGTCGTGAGAATTGTCAACCACGTTCGGAACGAAAAGTAGAGGAACCGATTAGTATGCCTTATGCGGGCATTTCAACAGGAGTGCGTCATGTACTGCGTATCGAATATCTCAAGCGATGGGGCACCTATGATCTACCGGGTTAAACGTCGTAAGAAATCGCCGCCTCCGCCTCCGCCGCCAAGCGGGCCGAGCAAGGTCACGAAAGAATTGATCGAGAAGATGTCGGCATTAGCCAAGAGAAACGGCAAACGCTACAACATCGGCGATGACCGCCAATCGGGCCTTCGGACAATCCTCTATCCGAGCGGCGAAGTGGCGTTCAGCGCCACATATAGACTGGAAGCGTCGCGCCCTAACATCACAGTAGGCCAATATCCCGACACGACGATCGAGCAGGCCCGGCACCTTACGCGAATCGTACAGGGCATAGCCGATCGCGGCTATGATGTGCGCGAAGGTCTCCATGCCAGGCTCAGTAAAGAGCTGGAGCGGGATGGCCTGAGTTGGCACCCCACCAGCTATATCGATACAGTCGTAACCAAACTGCGCGAGCAGGGGTCAAGATTTCCGACGAGGTAATCAAAGCGATCCGCAAGGAATTGACCTAAAACGGGGGCGGCTACTAGATATAGGGCCGCCCCTTTCACTTTGCGGTTAGGTTGACAATACACCGTTAGCGCGGTATTGTGCGCTGACGATGCAGTTGGCAAAGTCACCCTCCCCCACCGTCAAGCTAATCCAAGGCGACTGCCTCGACGTGATGGCCACGCTGCCATCCGCGTCCGTGGATATGATTCTTTGTGACTTGCCGTATGGAACGACTGCGTGCGCTTGGGATTCGGTCATCCCGTTTGAGCCGCTGTGGGCGCAGTACCGACGCATTGCGAAGCCGAATGCAGCGATCGTGCTCACTGCGAGCCAGCCGTTTACCACGGCGCTCATCCATTCGAACCTCGGCGAATTCCGATATTCGTGGGTGTGGGAAAAAGAACAGGGCGTCAACTTTTTACTCGCAAAGAAACAGCCGCTGAAGGTTCACGAGGACGCCTGCGTATTTTATCGCGAGACGCCGACTTACAACCCGCAAATGACCGTCGGCAAACCTTACGTCAGCGGTAAAGGCAGCAGCGGTGACGTAACCGGCAATGTGGTCAAGATACAGACGCAGAACGACGGCACTCGTTATCCTCGTAGCATTCAGTTCTTTAAACGCGAGACTGGTATCCACCCCACCCAAAAGCCCGTTGCGCTCTTTGAATATCTGATCCGCACTTACACGCACCCCGGCGCCCTGGTCCTCGACAACTGTATCGGCAGTGGCACCACCGCCATTGCGGCACTCAACACCGGCCGCCGCGCCATCGGGATCGAGCGCGACTTTGGTTACTTCACGATCGCCGCGCAGCGGGTGGCGGATGTCCTACAGCCACGTCGAGCCGCCGCATGACCCACGGCATCCTCCTAGCCGCAAACAACGGCGGCGAGCGGCGCGCGCACGACTTCTATCCGACTCCGCCCGAGCCGACGCTGGCGCTCATTCCGAAGATTCGCCAATTCCCGGCACAGATTTGGGAGCCTGCGTGTGGCGATGGCGGAATTGCCACGCCCCTCACCCGCGCCGGCTATCGCGTCATCGGCACCGATTTGATTGACCGCGGTTATGGCGAAGGCGGCGTGGATTTTCTCGCCACCACGCAATCCCGCGCGCAGGCCATCATCACCAACCCGCCTTTCGGCAAACTGGTGACGCGGTTCATCGAGCACGCGCTGGACCTGGACGTCCCGTTTATCGCGATGCTGCTGAACTCGAACTTGTGGCACGCCGCGCGCCGCGTCCCGCTCTGGAATCGCCGCGTGCCGGAAGCGGTCTATGCGATGTGCTTTCGTCCCGACTTCACCGGATCCGGCTCGCCCTACTTCAATTGCATCTGGACTGTTTGGGGACCGCGCAGCGCATCCGTCACCAAGTACGAACTGCTACGCGAGCCGTCAAAGCAATGACCGCCAGGACCAATCCCGAATCGGACGCGTCTATCGAACGTATTGAGTGCGTCGCCCACCGCCTCCCCTCGGGCCGCATCGTTTCCCTACCCAGGCCCAAGCGGCACTGCCACTTGCCCGTGGCGACGCTTGCGGTGCCCGGCTTCCTGACAAGTGCGGGGCGGTTTGTGACGCGGGAGGAAGGGAGGCGAGTAGCGGAACAGGCGGGGCAGTTGGTGGTGGGGGCCATGCAAAGCAAGTGGCTGTTCAGTGAGGATGTGTGGTAGTGGCAAAACTAAGCAAAGCCGCCGCCAAGGCACATCAGCAAGCGTGCGACGTTCTGACAAAAGACAGCCTCACCATCGACGAACGCTGGTTCGTTATCGAGAACTGGCAAGAATCCGCGACCCACATCAACAGCACTGCCGGTGCATTCTTTACGCCGCCTGGGTTGGCTGGTGACTTTGCGATCGACGTCTGTGGGCACCGCATCATCGATTTATGCGCCGGCATCGGCACATTGTCTTTTGCTCACTGGTCACGTTGCCGATTCGGCGAACGAATGCCGTCGATCGTCTGCATCGAAAAGAATCCCGACTATATCGCAGTGGGGCGGAAGATTCTGCCGGAAGCAACGTGGATTTGTGCCGACGTATTTGACGTCCCCGCCCTGATTCTCGGACGGTTTGACGTCGCAATTTCCAATCCGCCGTTTGGTTCGACGGCGCGGAACGGGCGCAAAGGACCGCAATTCACTGGCGCCGAGTTCGAGTACCATGTCATCGATATCGCCGCCGACCTGGCGGACTACGGGGTTTTCATCATTCCGCAGATGTCAGCACCGTTTCAGTTCAGCGGAAAGCAGCATTTTACCGAGCGCAAACACGACAAATATTTGGATTTTGTCAAACAGACGGGCGTTGAATTGACCAACGGATGCGGTGTTGACTGCGACTACCACAAGGACGGGTGGCACGGAGTTTCGCCGACCGTGGAAATTGTGTGCGCTGAATTTCCGAAACGGGAACTGGTCAAATTGCCGTCCGTCTCGCCGCTCCCGTTTGTGCAGCACGTACCAGCCCCGCCGCGGCTCGCCGCATGACCACAGCCACGCAAGCCGCCCTCACCTACTATGGCGCGCACAAGTGCGCCCTATTTCCGATTCCCGCCGGGTCAAAGAACCCGACCGGTATCGTTGCCTCCTTCGCGCACGACCACAGTGCATCGCCAGAGCAATGGGCCGCCTGGTCTCGCGACCATAACTGCAATTTCGGCGTGGTCGCCGGCCCTTCGCGGCTCATCATCGTCGACACGGATATTAAAAAAATCGGCCGCGACGCCGCGTGGGCGGAACGCTGCCGCCTCTTTATCGAATGGGGCATCGACCCCGCCAAGCACCAACCCCACGTCCAGTCCGCCTCGGGTGGATGGCACGACTATTTCGCGGTCCCCGTCGACACAGACGCGACCCAACTGCGCCAGCCGCCGGCCGCTGGCTGCGTGGATATTCGCGCCGGCAATGGCTTCGCGGTCGCCGCCGGGTCGCACCATGACGGACGTCCCTACCTACTCCTGTCCGACGCGCCGCCCCATCCCGCACCCGAGGCCCTGCTCCGCCACTGTGCCCGCCGCGCAACGACCACGCCCGCTGCCAACGTCGGCACGCGCGACGCCACGGACGTCGCCGCCCTCTTTACGTGGCTCGCCGAGCGCGACGAGTTCGCCGACTATACCGCATGGGTCGGCGCCGGTATGGCCGCGAAACTGGAATTCGGCGACGACGGTCTCGAACTCTGGCGGTTGACGCATAACGAGACCGTGACGCCAGACATTGAACACAGCAAGTGGCAGTCGTTCGCCGCCGAGCCGTCCCCCGGCTGCATGACCATCAACTCGATTATGTCGCGCGCCCACGCCGCCGGCTGGCGTGGCCAGGTGCGTAAGTCCTCCGCCGCCATGTTCAACGAGGTTGCACAGCTCGCCGCGGCGGCCGGCGCCTCGCTTCCTCCCGGTTCGCAAGCAATGCCGATGGTAGCGGGTCAGCAAGCCTTGACCGACATCGCCGCGCCGATCCTCGACGAGTTTCTGACCAGCACGCGCGACCTGCCGTCCCGGCCAGCGGATCCCGACTCCCCCACCCTGCCCGACGCCGCCTCTGGTCACGGCCTCTATCGCCCCTTGAAGGAAGCTGTCGCGCGCATCCTCGCCGCGGCCGAAAGCCCCAAGTCGTTCAAGGGCAGCCGCTACACCGACGCCCTTGCCTTGCTATCGCTGGTTCACCAGGACACGTTCGACTGTGTCTGCCGGCGCATTCGCACGCTCGGCTGCACCCTGCCCGACTCGCGCATCAAAACCACCGCGGCGGCGTATGCTGATCGGGTCGAGCGCGCGTTCGTCAAGCAAGACGACTGGATTTACGATGCCAAGGGGCAGATTGAAAACACGAACAGCGACAACGTCGCCGTCCTGCTCAATATCCTGAACATCTCGATCCGCTACAACGCGTGGCTGGAGCGAATGGAAATTCAGGGCGGCATTGATGACCTGCGCTTTCCGGACTGGACCTATGTCGACGACCTCATCATCGCCCGTCTGCGCACGCGCGCCAACCGGACCAAGACGCGATTCACGCCTGCGAAAGAGTTCTTTTGGGAGAGCTTAATATCGCTGGCCGTGGCGAATTCGGTTGACCCTGTGCTGGACCGCCTTACCGAACTCGAACGCGCTTGGGACCGCAAGCCGCGCCTCTCGACTTGGCTTTCCCACGCCTGCCACACCGAATGCGACCCGTATCACCAAGCTGTGTCGCGCAACATCCTGGGCGGCCTTGTGCGCAGGGCGCGCGAACCCGGCGCCAAGCACGATACGATGGCCGTATTCCACGGCCCGCAAGGCCCCGGCAAGTCGACAATGGCCGCGGTCATCGCCGACCTTGGTGTGACGCCCCTTGCCACCATTCTGTCCCGCTCCAGCCCTTGGTTCACCGACACTGTGTTGCTCGGCGCAGAATCGAAAGAGTTGGTCCTGGCGCTCGCCGGCAAGACCGTCGCCGAGATTGGCGAAATGGGCATGCGCGGCTCCGTCAACGCCAACGTCGTCAAGGCGATGGTCAGCCGCCAAGTCGACGAAGGGCGCACGGCTTACGCTCGCGCCGTCACGTCGCGCCCGCGGCGCAATATCTTCATCGGCACGGTGAACGGCGACGAGCCGTTGACGGACCCCACCGGCAACCGCCGGTTCCTGCCCGTCGCAGTTCACAGTGCGATCGACCTTGAATGGCTGTCCGCGAACATTGGCCAGATCGTCGGCGAGGCTGCCGCGCTCCACACCGCTGGCGTGTCGTTCGACCTGCCTGCGTCGGTTTGGGGCATTGCCGCCGAGCACCAGGAAGCGGCGCGCGGCGAGTCGGACATCGAGATCAAGTTCGCGGAATGGTTCAGTGGCGAGGGACTCGCGTTCGTCACCGCGTCGGACCTGGTCGATGCGTGCTCGTGGTCGAACCTGCGCACCAATACCCACGGCGTCTATATGAAGCGCCTAGGATTCCGGCCGATGACCGCGTATGTCGAGGGAAAGAAAAAGCGCGTTTGGTATCGCGGGCCGGATCTCGGCACGACCAAGGGCGCCGTGCGCTACATGGTGGGGCGGGATGCGAACGGCCGGACGCGCGTGGAGATCAGGGTGGCGGGGTAGGTTGTTGTGATGAAAACCTTGCGGGCTAGCCCGCTATCTCGGCCAAGGCTTTTTCACCGGCTTCGGTGATGACATAGCAGACGTGCGGTGGCATTGCCGTAATGCCGGCCTTGACGATCAGCCCACGGGCGGCAAGGCGCTCCGCTCGACCGGCAAATCCGTTCCACGGCCGCCACCCGCCATGCGTCGCTTTGATGTCGCGCAGCATTTCAATCTCGGCTTTCTCCGTCGCGTCGAGCATCTGGCCTATTCCTTCTCCGGTGTTAACTGCTGATGAACCGCCAACCCGCGCTTTGCCACGGCGACTGCCCCCGCAAGTGTGTCGGCATCCCATTCTTCGTCTGCCGGACCCATCGCCGCGATCTCGCCAAGGAATAAGCGCATCTTCTCATTCTCCGCAAGCACCTCCTTAGCCGCCTCAAGGAGCGGGGAGGTCTGCGGTGCGATGGCTGCGCTCTCCATGTGGATCGCGGCGCGGAGGCGTTCGGCGGGGGTCATGGGGCGGCCTTAAGCGTGCGGCGCGTGAAATACGCCTTCACATAGAATTGCCTGTCGCACGGCGTGATGGTCATGTCGCCGTTGTCATTATAGACGGCATCTGCAAACGGCTTCAGCGCCGCGCTAAGTTTCTCGTTCTCTGCCGTCAGGCGCTCGATACGGGCCAGCAACTCGTTTTCGCGAAAGGCTGCTTGGGTCAGTTCGTTCGGAAATTCTGCGGGCTTCATGTTCATTCTCTACCCATTAAGCGTGTGTTCAGGCGATGGGATCGCCGCGTTCGTTGCAAACCAAGACCAAGTACCACTGCCAGCCGAAGAAGCCGTCGCAGTACCTATAAAGTTCCCACCACGACATTTCTCAATTCCACTCTAGCTTCGTCGGCATATTTCGACCTCCGCGTTGCCGACACGACAAGCGTGTGGCTGCCGCCCCCGTTTCCGAGAGCGGCAGAAGATCACTCGTTCGGCTTGATCGTCTTCTCGCTGGCCAGCGCGCACATCGCATTGGCGGCATTACACGCAGCCTGAGAAAATCTCAGGGCATCCTCCGACTTGTCGGCTTTCGCCGCCTTGTCGATCATCTGCTTTACAGCTTCTGCGCTCATCGGGTTCTAGCTCCGAATGATGCTGCCACTTGCTTCCGGCGTGGCAGCGTAGGCCGGTACGTGGTTGTCACGCGCTGAACCAAGTACTCACGCCACCTCGTATGTGGGGCACTCGCCCAAGTTCATTGCCCGCACCTGCTGAGCGAGCATGTCAGCCGTCATCAGATTTACCCAGACCGGCTCGCCAGGCTCAGGACGCGGCTTCTTCGCCAGCGTCTTCGGGTGGCAGCAATCGACCCACCGCTTGTCGGGATTGTCGCCGTAGGTATTGTGCTTGCATGTGGTGCAGTCGGTCATCTCCGCCTCCTGTCTTAATGGCAGCTCAGCGACGACAAACTAGGCCAAGCAACCGGAGTCGATTGTAAATCGCTGTTCCAGTTCGCTTCTTGTTGTGCGACACGCAGGCCTCAAAGCCCCCGCGAGGAAACCACCAACGAAGGTTGTCGTCCTCGCGTTTGGTCCATTTTCTCGGTGCTACAAATTTGATGCCCATCTCGCTGGCCTTTCTGAATTGGTGCTCCTGGTCCGCAATCCCGTCTCTTCATTCCGCGCCGCGGCCCCGCTAGTGGCCGTCTCGTAGGGGAGTTTAGGCTTGCGCTTCCTCGGCATTTTTCACCTTGATCCCTTCGCGCTTTAGCGCCTCGTTGAAATCCTCGACCGACCCGCGATCATCGGAGTAGATCGCCTCGTCCACATGGCCGCCGGGATATTTCTTGGATTCGACCATGATGATCCTGTTCAGGGCCTCACTAAAGGTTCCGGCCTTCACGTAGTGCTCGTGTGCCATCGTGAAAAGCGCGAGAGCTTTCAGATATTCGTCGTGGCTAATCTCGACCTTGTATTCAGCCATGTCGTCCTCCTGTGCAGCATTAATCTAAGTTTAACCGCGCAGTCCGCCGTGCTTCTTGATGACCTCCGCGACAACATCGACCGGCACGTAGCCGTAGACGGTTTGAGTCGGGTCGGTATCGGAGTCACCATCGATGTAGGGCATGAGCAATTCCTCGCGCTCACTCGGGTAGCCAACTTCGACAGACGCATAGTGGCGCTCGAAGTCGCCGCGCGGTCGGCTGTACGCTCCCCAATGGCCCTGTACGCTCATCTCAAAGCCATCAGCGCAGACCATGTGTGGGAATATCTTGGCACCAAACCCCGCTTCGCCCGTGTAGCGGCGCTCAGGACCGCCGACGCAATAGTCCATCTCCCATGATGTGTCGTAGTCGGCCGGGTAGTGCTTATGGAAAAACTCGTTCACGATGTCCATCTCAGACCTCAGCGTTGTTCGTGGTTTAAGCGTTCGCTCACGCGGCTCGCGCGTTTACGAATTTGTTCGACAGGCCAAGCGCGTCGTCGATCACCTGCTTCAGCTCCGACCACTGTTCTGCTGTGATGCGGTATGTGACATCGATCTGCACCGCAGCCTCGCCATCGTCGCCTGGCGTGATGACGGCCTTAGCGGCGTATCCACTCCCGTCGCTATAGGGAGCGGCCCTGACCGTGATTTCGTAGTTGGCCTCGCTCATTTCCCGCTCCTTCGCGTTCGCAACCTGCTGAATTGGTGGCGGCCCCAGACCAATCCCAACCGCCCTCTGCATTTATCGTCCAGGTACGTGCAGTTCATGAGGCCGCACGCGGGATCATCGGTGTTCGCGTTCCCTAATCGCCGCTTCAATCATAGCAGTACCACATGGCCCACCAGGGCAACGCAATGAGTGCCATCCAAATCGGAAGTAGAATTAGTATTCCAAGGGTGCCGCAAAACATTGTCAGTCCCACCGATCAGTTAGCGCCACTCGTCCTTGGCGCGCCGACGCAGATGGTCAGCCATGTCCGCAAGGTTGTCCGTCATGCGGTCGTAAGCGCCATCCGCAGTCCGGTCGTAAGCCTCGGCCTCGGTCGCATTCGGATGCCGTTCGAGATACCGCTCGATCAGTTCCTCATGCGCGGCGATGAAAAGTTCTTTGCTCATTTCCCGCTCCTTCGCGTTCGCAGATTTGGTTCAGGTTGACGCCGTGCCGGTGATAGGATCATCGGTCACCCGGGCGCACGGGCAGGTCGGGTAGTCGCAAATTTCGAAAAGCCAGCCACAATCACAACGCGGCTCGTGGTCGGTCTTGTGGTCGGCCTTTTGCTCACTAGAGAGCACTTGCCGCTCCCAATCAGCCCGCTGGCACTTCGCTTCCATGGCGGCGATCTGCGATGGCGTCATGGGCCTATTCCTTCTCCACAAGCGGAAACGAGCGCCACAGCTTTTCGCTGATCGCAAACGGCGAACAGCCGGGGTGGCGAACCATGACGTGTCCTTTGCCGTGGGCGAGGTAGGTAAGCCGACGCGGGTTTGCCCTCGCGACCGGGCTGCCATCGTTGTGGCCCACGCGATCTGCCCTGAACCATTTCACGTCATCAGGTATTTTCTTGGCCACGGGCCTACTCCTTGTTCCTAATCGCAGCCTCGACGGCTTCCCGGTCCCGCACGTTCTTGCCGTCAAGCTTCTGTGTCGCGGGGTTGAAGTTGAGCCGGTCTATGTCGATCTCCGACCAGCCATCGGCGCGGAGTTCGTCGTCGGTGATGCCTTTCATTGGGCCGTCCCCGCCTGTTGCGACAGCTCCGTCAGTGCCGGCCCTACACGCGTGATGGTCGGGGCGTAGGGGTTCGTGGTCATTGGTCCGCAGCCTTTCGTTCCAGCTCGGCCAGCGCCAATTCGATTCCACGCTCGACGATGCGCGTGATGGTCGGCGCATACGGATCCGCGGCGCGATCGGTTGCGGCGTGAAGCCGGGTCATCTGTTCGTCCTCCAGTCGGACGGAAAAGTGTTTTTTGACGAGGGTCGACATGGCGATTACCGCGGCCCTTGCCACAAGACCGCTTGGTCCGCTCTGTGCCTTTCCGCGTCCTTCGCCCGCTGCTGCTCGATGTACGCATGTAAGATCAGGTCATCATCGCGATCGGGGTTGGCCGGGATGCTGGCGCGCGGCCCTTCGGCATCCTTACGCCAGAACACGTTTTCAAAACGGCGCAGCGATTCGCTCGCTTCGTCGTGGCCGATCGGACGTTTTGTCAGTAGATCGCTCATGGCTACGGCTCCATTTCAAGCACCGTACTACGGTTGACAATCCGCGTCAAGTGTATTATTGTGCACCATCGTCCACACCACCCAAAATGGAGGCTGCCTTGCCGCGGCGCGTCGCCGATTCACCCACCACGATTTATTGGCTCGTGGATACGTCCAACGGAGAGGCGTTCTACTGCGGCAAATCCGTTCACCCGGACGATCGGCTGCATTACCACGCATACACCGGGCGCCGCGGCGACAAGACGGCTACCGCCAAGCGCATCGCAGCCTGCCCCGATGGCGCGCTCAAGATGCACGTCATCCAGGTCGTGCCCGTGGGTGGCGACTGGCGCGAGGCCGAGCGGCGCTGGATACGCCAGCTCCGCATCATCAACCCGCACGGATGCACCAATCGAGCGGACGGCGGCTCCGGTGTTCCCGGCTACGTTTGGTCGGACGAAGCGCGCGACATGATGAGCTGGCGCCGACAAGGTAAGCCCATGTCCGAGGCGGCCAAGGCGCGACTGAGCGCGACCATGAAAGCGAAGTGGGCGAACGGCGAGTTCACTCACAAAAACCCAAATTTCGGTAAGAACCAAAAAGGCAAGGTGCTCTCCGAATCGCACATCAACAATCTGCGAATAGCCGCTCGCAAACGATGGAGCAATGCACCCAATGGTCCGGCGTACACTGCCCGCGCCGTGATGGCCGAGAAAATAGAAAATATGATGCGACAACTGGCGGGACGCTCGTTAGTCGGACTGAGTGCGAGGCGATTGGCGGAGTTACGGCAAGAGGCTTATTGGAAAGTCGTAGCCGACAAGAAAGCCGCTTGAGGCCGTCCGGTACACAGCCGTACACGCACCGGAACAGCCCGTTCATATTCAATTGTTCTAACGTGTTCCGTTGCGCTAGTAACTGTTGACAGTCAACGTACTGTAATTATTGTTCTATTCGCAATTTTCCGAGCACAACCGGAAGGTCTACATAGCGTAGAACAGCGCGCTATAAGCGTGTGTACAGACTTAAAGTCAACCCCCATATAGCGAATTTGGCGCGAATTACAATTTATGAACGGAACGGCCGCCTACATAGGCTACGGGGCGCACAGTACGCTGCGATTATACGTATACACTGCTATTATGAGTAGACAGGTAAGTAATATTGACCTATTTCTGTAGAACTCTTCAAACGGTCTGTGTATATGTTCTAACTGTTCCGAATCGGAAAAAGAACCGATGAAATGGGCATTTTTCGATATACACAGACTCAGCCGGTTGCCTGTGGCTCCTAGGTATACTCCCCGGTTGTGCGATTATCCGTTGACAATGCAGTTGACAGTGCGCCGCGTCGGTGTATGATGTGCCTATTGGAAACGGAGACGAGCGCCGCCGTGGTCAGCACAAAAGAGATTCAGGTTCTCGTGGATAGGATGCGCCGGGCTGGCGCGACCGTCGAAGTACGATACGACCGCGTGCCGGCCATAATGGAAGGTCGCGACATGATCGTGGAGAACGTCACCATCACCGACGCGAAGGGTATCGGCCCGCATCCGATGTCGCCGATCGCCGCTGCAGAACGCATGCGCGCGTGGCTCGTTGGACGGGAGGGCTGACGCCATGCCTCGCACCCACCTCGCCCTCACCCGCACCAACGGCCACCCCCTCGCCGGCACGCTGGCCCCGGACGCCGCCGCGGCATGGGACTGGATCGCCCGCACCATTGCCGCTCAATTCAACTGTCTCCCGGATGACGTGGACTACGACGAGCCGAACTTGGTGACGGTCAACGGCGAGGCCGTGGCCACTTGCCATATTTGCGTTGACAATACACGAAACTAGCGTATCATGCGGGCCAACGTAATAGGAGCGCCCATGTGGCCCCAACTCACATTCATTGTCATTAGCGTCGCCGGTGCGACTCTCACACTCGCCAAAAGCGACAAGGATTGGACCGATCGCGCCGGTACGTTCATCGCGCTTTTCATCACGCACGGCCTGCTCTGCGCCGGCGGCTTCTACAACGTGTTTCTGCACTGATGCTTAAGCCCGGCACCCGCGTCCGCTGGCTGTTCGGCATCGGCACCGTGCTCGCCGTCGAGGACGGTTGGGCGTGGATCCGGACTCAGTGGGGCGG